TAATAATTGCAATATACGTAATATTTCCATCACCAATAATTCCTTCACTAGATATAGACAAACGAATATTATTTAGTGACTCTGTATCTGTCAACAATAATTTTGTCGGATCAATATAATCAATAATAAACGTTCGTTCATTTAGTTGCTCATTGATTGGATTTTTTATTTCTATAATATCACCTAATTGTAATTCTATTTTCATTTCACCTGGATTTTCTGGATTTTCTGGAGTTTCTATTTCTGTTTCTAGTTCTATTTTATTTTCAGTAGAATTTGTTGACATTTTGTTTCTATATTTATACTAGAAATTTTTATGCTTAAGTAAAAATCAATAATAAAATATAGTTTAAAGACATATTTCATAATTATATATTATTACATGCAAGTTTCACGTTACGATTTGTCTGAAGTACCAGGTTTTGTTAACATGATACATGATGATAAAGATACACCAGATATACTTAAATTAAATAAAATAGAATGTAGAACATCTAATAATGCTAGATATAGTGTTATTAGATATGAAAAGGATATTTTGGTATATGATTTGATTCCTACATATGGTTTATGTCGTTCCATCATAGTAAATAGTCAAAACAAAGTAGTTTCTTTTGCACCTCCTAAATCTATACAAAGCGATATATTTATTCAGAATTATGGTGAAACATCTGATGGAGTTACGGCCGAAGAATTTGTAGAAGGAACCATGATAAATGTATTTTGGGATCCAACAATTGGATTAAACGGCGGTTGGGAAATTGCCACTAGAAATACGCCTGGAGCTACGTCTAGATTTTTTAAGAGTTCTTCTTCCAAAAAAACATTCAGAGATATGTTTTTAGAAGCGACCGAACAACATAATTTGAATTTTAATATGTTAAACCCTTATTATTGCTATAGTTTTGTTTTACAACATCCTGAGAATCGTATTGTTGTCCCATTTAAAAAACCACAATTATATTTAGTTGCTATTTATTCTATTGAATATGTAGACAATCATATTTTTGTAAATTCTTTTGAACCAAGACAACTAGTGAAGGATGTTTTTGAAGTAAATAATGTTACAATTCAATTCCCAGAAAAATATACATTTACTACTTATGCACAACTAATTGAAAAATATGCTTCTATGAACACTTCATACGATATTGTTGGAGTTGTATTACATAATAGAACTACTGGAGAAAGAGCAAAAATTAGAAATCCTGTCTATGAACAAGTTAGACTCTTGAGAGGTAATCAACCAAAGTTGCAATACCAGTATTTATGTTTAAGAAAAGAAGGGAAGGTTTCTGAATTTCTTAAATTTTATCCTGAAAATAAGAAGCCATTTTTTGGATTTAGAGATCAAGTGCATTTGTTTACCAATACATTGTTTGATAACTACAAGGCTTGTTATATTAAAAAGGAAAAACCATTAAAAGATTTTTCAGATCAATACAGAACTCACATGTTTCATATTCATCAGATATATTTATCAGATCTTAGAACAGAAAATCTATTTGTTACAAGTACTATTGTTCAAAAATATGTAAATGAAATCCATCCATCACTTTTAATGTATTGTCTGAATTTCCAAATGAGAAAGCGTAATGTAGATACTATCAAATCCACCTTTGACTACGTGGAGCCAAACTCGACAATCTGAATTCAAAAATATAATAATTAATCAAATAAAAAGAATTTAAAAATATATAATTTATATATAAAATGAGAACCTTTGGATTTTTATATAGTCTTTTTGCATTCGTTGTTGCGGATGAAACATGTTTAGGTACTATAAGTAACCAATGTATTCAATTTAGTGTGAGCTCTGGTACTGGTTGTGCATGGATGTGCAACTATTGTGCTAACCAATTAGGAACAAATAATTATTATTTTACTGATGGTGTTTGCTCATATCAAGAGGGACAAGGTTGCGTTGGTAACCCTGTAGCTGGCAATACATATACATGCTGTTCCACCTTTCACTAGGTAGTATAAAGGTTAAGAGCCAAACTTGCAATAAAAAATATTATAGAATTTATAATATTTTTACATGTTGCTATAATATTTTCTCCTAAAGGGTAACTACATTAGGCAAAGATTGTATTTGAAAAAACAGATTCTATATCTGTACTGAGACTTGTTATGTTGAATGAATTTGTTCCGGGTTGTAATTGAATAGTAGTTTCCAACACATTATAAGGTAAGTTTACTAGAAAAACATTATTATTATAAATATTATAACTTGTTGTAGGAATACACATGCTGTTTATTGTAGTCCATGATAATGTGGCGCTTGTTGAAGTTTGCGATACTAACTTCAAAATAGGTGGATCTGGTTTAAGAGCACTTACAAAACCTTTATAGTTTTCAGGCCATTTATCTGTAGTACTATTCATTATATAACGTTTTTTAGGATACCATGAATTTAGTTTATTATTCCAGCATAAAACAATTGGCCGACCAGGAACATCTGAACAAGAGGAAGGATTACAAATTGTAGCATCAGTTCTTTTACATTCCTTAATAATTTCTCCAGTACACTGGTTTGCATAAGTTCCATACACTAAGTTACCTCCATCTTGTAGGGTATTACTAGAACAATTAAAGGGATTCGGTACATTATACTGAAAGGGTCCAGAAATGTTATTAGGTTGTCCAGCAAGTTGATTTGGAAATGGAAAATCGGTATAATTAACACGAAGAAAACTTGATGTATTTGGATTTGTATAAGTGTCAGTTTGAGTTGCAAATACTTTTGTTCTACTTGGTCCTAAACCTTTTGTTAATTGTGAATACCTTTGTTTTTTTGTTAATTGTGCACTATTTTTTTTATATTGTAAAATATTTCCCTTATTCAATAATTGATTTTGATAGTTTGCCTGAGCGAGAGATATGGTTTGATTTGTTAAAGGGACGTATGATTGAGTGTAATCATCATTGGGGTTCAAATATGTACATGGATCTTGAACTCTACTCCAAACTCTTGGTGGTAAAGGTAAATAATAAGAGGTTTGCATATATATATATTCAACTTTTTAAAGGTGGAAAAAAATATTTATATTTGGCTCCGTGAAAGGTGGATTTTTAAAGGGTTGATTTTTAAAGGGTAGATTTGGCTCCACCTTTTTTAAAGGTGGAAAAGGTAGAAAGAAAGTCTTTCTTCATCTTCATAAATACTTCTGTTGAATCATAAATACACTCTTTTACATTTCCTTTTATAGTGGATTTCTCTACAGGCTCAGTATAAGCAAGACGGATAATACTATGTGTATCGTGAGGATGCATTTTTTTGAACCCGCAAAATGTCAAAATATTAGTATCATAAAACTTTTTGTACATACAACATTCTATAATTTTGCCGATAGTATAATCTTCATTTTCTAGAACAAGATCAAAACAATTTGCCAATGTATTATCTGAATTATTAATTTGTAATTCATCTTTTTCAATAATTGTATCTAAATCACCAAGTCTTTCAATAATAATTTTACATGCAGCATTTAATAGTTCTTCATTTGTGTAGACACCAACACTTTGTAAAATAAAATCAAAGGAATCTTTTTTGAAAATTCGTTTGCCTTCAAGAAGCTTCCAATTGTCGGCTTCAAAATTCATTTGTTTTTCATCTTTACCTTCATCTTTCCAAGTCTGTAGTTTTTTAGCTAACTCAGCCTCTTGTAATGCAGTATCAATTGTAAACCCATATGAACATGTAGACACAGCATTAAACATACCATCTTCTTTTGCAGACCCAATATCAAATGTACATGTTAAATGTAATTTCTCGCCTGGTATTTCATCAGATATTCTAGGTCTAAGACGTACAAAATCAATGAAATAACCGGTAGTATCATCCGCAGGGAAAACTTCTCTTACCTTATCTTGAGGTAATTCATTTCCTGAAACCAAATCTTTAATTACAAACTGCTCTGTAGTAATAAACATAATATTATCTGTAGTATTTTCTACATTTACTTCTATGCTATAGTTTTTGATAGGGAAGTCTTCAACATTTTTAATATGAATAGGGATACAACTAAGACGCTGTTTAATGATTTCATTATTTAAACGACTTGTGTTTGTAATAATATTGCATTTGTTTTGCTCATTTGGACTGGTTCTAAATACTACCATAGGTATATCAGATAACATTGTTCGTCTTAGAGCATTTGCGAAGCTTACATTTACACCACTCAACGTAAAACCAATAGAATCATCCGGAGTATCAATTAATTCGATGCGTGGGTCCATTATATATATTGTAATTTTATATTTAAATTATAATTTTGAATCAATTTTTTCTCCATCTACCTTTTTTTAAAAATGTGGAAAAGGTGGAAAAGGTAATTTATATTTAGGAAAAGTCTTCAAAAATGACAACCTTTTTAGAAAAGGTTGTGTTAAAAACGTAAATTTCATTCACTTTACTATAGTATATGAGTTGCATTTTATATCATAGTAAATATTGCGATGTTTCTAAAAAATATATACAGATGCTATCAAAATCAAATGTTCAAAAAGATATACATTTTATTTGTATTGATAAAAGAGTAAAGGATTCAAATAATAAAACATATATTATTTTAGAAAATGGTCAAAAAATTATTTTACCAGAAAATGTAACACGTGTACCTGCATTATTATTACTAACACAAGGTTATCAAGTATTATATGGAGAACAAATTTTGCAACATTTAAAACCACAACAAGAGGTTGAAGTAAAACAAGCAACCCAGAATAACATGGAACCAATGGCATTTTCTTTTGGTGGTGGATTTAACAATATAGTTTCTGATCAATATAGTTTTCTAGATCAAGCTCCAGAAGATTTAGAGGCAAAAGGAAATGGAGGAATGCGACAAATGCATAATTATGTAGATTTAAACACAGCATTTAGCGGTCAAGTATCTCAACAAGGAAACGAAGAAGAAATGAATACAACTATTCGTGGTCAAAAAAAAATGCCTGAAAATGATAGTAATCAAGAAATGGAAAACCGAATCAAAAGAATGCAAGAAGAGAGAGAGGCAGATATGAGAAAAATGTCAGGAAATAGACCACCACTGGCTTAATCCATCCACCTTTGGCTTAATCTATCCATCTTTCACTACGTTTGAAAAAGGTGGAAAAAGGCGGAAATAATATTTATTATAAAAAATGTATTTAAAAATATAAATACTTATTAAATAAAATGACAACTAATATTCTAACAGCATTCAATGATCATTTCGAAGAATTTGTAAATGACATCTATAGAGTTTTTCCTGATGATGCTGATATTTTGACTGCAAAAAATTCGTTTTTAGCAGCTAGAAAGGCAAATCCCAAGTTGATTGTAAAAATTTGGAAATTATATGTTGTTTCTAAATATAGAAAAGAGATTGAATCTGGAAATCTAGAATTTTTTGTTAATAAAGATTATAAAAATGATATTTCAGTTTCACCTTATTCAGATAAAATCACTGAATCTATTGATAGACTGCGGGAACCAGTTAAAAAAATGAATGAAGACAATCAAGCTAAAACGTTGAAATATATTCAAAATTTTACTAAGCTTTCTGACTTGATTGCTATAAATTAATCTTTTTATTTTTTATTTTATTTTTTATTTTTTATATAATTATTAAATATATATTGCAACTAGTTTGATTTAAATAAATAAAAATTATATTAAATAATAATGACGGAAAAAAATGTAGTAAAACCTGTTCCAGAGGAATTCAACAAAGTGATTAAAGATTTTATAGGGGATTTAAAAGCAACTTTTCCAGAATATAATCCGCTTGTGGATAAATGGTGGAAAAGTAAAGAGACCTTTAATTATATTGATGATGAGACTAAACGTAACGAAGCATATGAAGAAGCTGAACATACTTCAATTCAATTGTTATTTGATTTTTGTGGAAAAAAAATACCACCTCGTTTTTTTGACATTTTGTATCAAAATGATGAAATGTTTAAAGAAGAATCGGATCTAGATACAGAGTTTTTACCAACAATTCATTTTAAAAATTTATGGCAATATGATATTTCGGTAAAAACGCGCGAAACAATATGGAAATACCTTCAGCTCATTTTGTTTTCTATTGTTGGTTCGCTTGAAAATAAAGATGCTTTTGGAGATACTGCAAAACTTTTTGAAGCTATTAATGTAGATGAATTTAAAGGTAAACTGGAGGAGACACTATCACAAATGCAAAACTTGTTTGAATCCAGTGAAAACCTTGATGGGTCAGAAAAAGAAGATTCTGAAAATTTGGGCGAAGGATTTAATATGCCAGATCCCAACGATATTCATGAACATATTACAGGGATGTTGGATGGAAAACTCGGAAGTTTGGCACGTGAAATTGCTGAAGAAACCGCGGCAGATTTAAATATGGATTTTGAAAATACTACAGATATGAAAGATGTATTTCAAAATTTGATTAAAAATCCAACCAAGTTGATGGGGCTGGTTAAGAATGTTGGTAATAAAATAGATTCAAAAATAAAATCAGGCGATCTTAAAGAGACGGAATTAATTGCGGAAGCTACAGAAATTATGAACAAGATGAAAAATATGCCGGGTATGGGAAATATTCAATCCATGTTGTCAAAGATGGGTCTAGGAGGAGCAATGCCAGGAGCAGGAGGTGGAGGAAAAATGAATATGGGTGCAATGGAATCCAATTTAAATCAACGAATGAAAATGGCAAAAATGAAAGAACGTATGCAAAACAAGGCGGAAGCCAATGCAAAGGCTAGAGCACAACAACAAACACCCGAACAAAATGAAAATTTGAAACCAGTTCTAACGGAAGAAGAATTGTTGAAATTATTTAGTTCTTCTGAAAAAGCAGAGAGAACACCACGTGGTGCAAAACCCGACTCTGGAAAAAAGAAAAAGAAGGGAAAGAAATAGATGTAGAACTACAATAAATTCAAATATAATAAGTTTTTTAAAAGATTATTATATATATAATGACAATTCAATTTTGGTCCAATCAACCGACAATATTATTTAATAAAGATTACATATTTGAATTATGGCCTACGAATGATATGTGTTATGAACAAAAACTGAATGCTATTACAAGACTTATTATTTTGTTGACAATTTTAGGATATATGTTGACAATGTCAATGAGAATATTAGGTGTTGGAGCTATTACAATTCTTATTATTTTTGTCTTGTTTACCATGCGTAAACAAAAAATTACTAAGGAAATGATGAATGAGGGATTTACAGGAGAGCCAGCAATGGTACATAATGCATCTTATATAAACCCAGTTACTTTAGATAGTGTTCTTAGAAGTGAATTTAAGGAAGGTAATAGAAAGAACCCTTTTAGTAATGTTTTGTTACCGCAAATTAATGAGGATCCTGAGCGAAAAGCGGCTCCA